TAAAGAGAAAATAATTCCAGAGCTTAAAAAATGGTTTCCGGCCAATGACGCAAAAAAAATACCAGATGCTCCTTATAACACCGCCAAAGAAGGAAAAAACTACGAATCTAAGTTTATCACTAACACCGGCTTCGAGATTGATTTAATGAGCAACGAACAAGCTTTGACTGAATTTGAGTCGGTTGATTTGGGTTGGGTGTGGATAGATGAGCCGATGCCCAAAGACAAATTTATGGCCACCGTGGCCCGTGCGCGCATGGGTATGGTGATCTTCTGGACATATACCCCTTTATTTCATTCGGGGTGGATTAAAGACTGGATGAATGAAAAAATAGACGGAGAGTATGCCAACATGGTGGAAACCGAAGTTGAAGACGCCTGCAAAATACACGGGGTGAGAGGACATTTGGAACATGCTAACATTGTCAAAATGGTTAAAGCTTTTCCGTCTGATGAACTGGAAGCGCGGGCTTTCGGGCGTTTCGGTCATCTCATCGGCCGAGTTCATAAAAAATTCAAAAGAGATATTCATATCATACGGCCGTTTCCGATAACAGAAAGAGATTTTACGGTTTATCAAGCGCTTGATCCTCATCCAAGAGTGCCAGATCATATTTTATGGATGGCCGTGTCTCGCAACGGACAAAAATATATATGTTCGGAATTGATACATCAAGGCACGACCAAAGAAATGGCTGAAAGAATAAAAGCTCACGAACTGGTGATGAGATTTAGAATGCAAGATAGGTTGATTGACCCTTCCGCTTTCGTTGACGACCAACACAGAGAAGAACCAAGTGTTGGCAGTAAACTGTTTGATTATGGATTGGCTTTTATCAAAGGTAGTAAAGATTTGCAAGCCGGAATTAAAAGGTTGGATACTGCGTTGGATTATCAAATGGTGGGCGGAGAAATGATTATCAAGCCGGAAGTGTTTATTTTTGACACTTGCCGTGTTACAATTAAACAGTTAGAAGAATATGTGTGGGAAAATTGGACTGGCAAAAACTATGACACCAAACAACCAAGAGCGAAGCCGAGAGATAAAAACGATCACCAAGTTGAAAATTTACACAGGTTGTTGCTTCACGAACCGCAATTTGTGCCGTATAATATAACCAAGAATAATATTTCTTCCGAAACATTGAAAGATTTGGATCCATACGCATAGCATTTTATTATTATTAGTTTATAATTTAAATATGAAAAAAATTGACATGATGTCCAATAAGGCTAAAATGTTAAGAGATAAAGCCTTCAATGCCTCCGCGCAAATTATCGCCGAAGTTATTAAAACGGTTAAAGGAACAAGAGCAGAGGCTCAATCAGCAGAGATTGCTCGCAAAACGATTGTAGAAGCGCGGGAAAAATATCCCCACAAAGGAATGGGAGAACCGGGCAGTAAAGAATTTCAAACAAAAACAATGGCCGGATATTATAAAGAGAGAATTATGGATGCGGCCAAGAAAGGCAAGAAGTTTAAATTATCAATAGCCGAAAGATACCCATTAAAATAATTTTATGTTGAAAGGACCAGAGAGAAGCCACCATTGGCACAAAATTCATATGAAGCAACTTAAGCGCCGAGCCGACAGAGCCTTTATGCGCGCCAGTGGGACAAACAGAACTCCGGAATTATCCTATAAAGATTTGGTCTCCAGCATTACGCCATTCCAAAGATTAAGTTGGAAGCTACAGAAGTTTGGCAAAGGATTATTGAATAAAATAAGCCCTAAACAATATGCTAGGAGAGCAAATCAGAGTGCTTAGAATAACCGAGTGGCAAGGATGTCCGATTTATGTTTTGAATTTTGGCCGAATATTTCAGTATTTATTTATCTTTCAAAACGAAATATATCAAGAACATATTATTTACAAACCGGCGTTTTGGAGGAATCTGTTGTGGCAAATGAGAATTTTATTAAGGCCTTACACAAGAGAACAAATAGAAACAGCGGAGAAAATGATTTTAGACGGCGCGATAAAGAGCATAAATAAATTATTAAAAATTTAAAAAAGTTGGCAAAACTTGATTTTAAAAAACTAAACTTTATCGACACGGAATATGAAACAATAGAAAACGACAAAGAAAAGAATGTTCCTTTGCAAGCAAAGGAACAGAAAGGAATTGTAAAACAAATTGATTCAGAATATCAATTGGCTTTTTCTTTCAATGAAGCAAAAAGAAAAACTTGGCTGACAAGATTAAAACTTTACAACAATCAAAAAAGAGACGCCGACAAAGTGGGCGATCCTCTAATGTTTACGATATTTAACACTATTCATGCCGCTTTGTGGGACGACAGGCTCATGGTTAATTGGGAAGGCCGGGGGGGCCAAGGCGATGAAGATGTGGAAGAAAACCTTAATTCTCTAAGTGATTACGATTACGACATAATGGGAAAGGCTGAAATTGATTACGAGTGGAATTGGGACGCTGAATTTTTTGGTCGGGGATTGTGTTTGTTGATGGACTTTGACCGGGAAAAAGGCGTGCAAGCGCCTATCCCGGAAGTAATTGATCCGACTTGCTTTGTTCGCGATCCGCGCGCCAAGTCTGTCAATGGCAACCGCAATGGCTCAGGAGCGATGAGATTTGGCGGTTATGAGATAGGAATGACCTATTGGGAACTTAAAGATAATCCGGCATATTTTAATCTTGCCCAACTTAAAAAAGACAAAGAAATAAAATCAACCCTTGATGATACTAGGCAAGCCCGGCGCGATGCTCAAAATTTAGAAAACTTTGCCAATAAAGAGGAAGAGTTGAAAAAATACGAAAATTACGAATTTAGGATTTGGCGTTGGTTTACTTCCTTAAGAGGCCAAAAATATATGATTGAATTGGCCAATTCTCGCAGTTTGATTATCCGCATGCAGAAACTGGATAAGCGTTGGCCGATTGTTGATCGCGCTCTTTATCCTATGTCGCACGATTGGGACGGCGTAACTATACCAGACTTAACTGAAGACAAACAAAGAGCCAAAGCTGTGCTTCTTAATTTAGGGCTTGATTCCGCCAAGTCGGAAGTATTGCCGAATTATCTTTTTGATCAGACAAGAATAAAAAATAAGAATGACCTTAATTTGCGAACCAATAAATTTATTCCGGTGGATGGCCGTGTGGATAATGCCATTTTACCCGTCCAGAAATCAACCGTTCACCAATATGCCAATCTTATAATGGAAATTTTGGATACCGCCGCTCAAAGAGCCACAGCCACACCGGAAATTCAGCAAGGTATAATGTCTAGCAAACAAAGAACGCTTGGAGAATTGGAATTAGTGTCTTCCAAAGTTGATACCCGATATTCAATGTCAGCTAAATTATACGGATTATCAGAAGCGAATTTTTGGCGACAATATTATTCTTTGTATAAAAAGCATTTCAAAGATAAAATAGACGAGAAGATTATAAGAATATCCGGCGCGTTCGCTCCGATATTCAGGCCGCTTACTAGAGAAAACATTATTGCGGATATTGATCCGGATGTTAAAATAGAATCAAAGGTTATTTCTGAAAGTAAAAGACAAAGGGATTTGAATAAATATATTTCTCTTGCTCAGATTTTATTGCAAGATCCGAATAACAATAGGCGCTTCATCCAAAAAAGAACCGCCAAATTTTTCGGAATGAGCAAGGAAGAAATTGATCAGACCTTTCCTCCGACTGTGGATGAGTTGCACGCCGAAGAAGAAAATGAGATAATGAATAATGACAAATGGGCGAATGTCAGCGTTGTGGATGATCATCAGACGCACTTATCCATCCACTCTAAAGCAAATCCGAACGGCAAGAGCGCCGCGCACATCAGAGCGCACAAAAAAGCGATGTTAATGAAAAGAAACAGGCCGGACTTATTTCCTCCATTACCCGAACCGCAATTTACCGCTCCCGCGATGAAAACCAAAGGAGAAGGTCCTGCGCCAACAACTCCAACCCAATGATATACAAAAGAAAAACAAAAGAAGAAATTTCTGCTATACTTAAAAAAGGAACAGAAACCGATTTTTGGGAAATTTTAAAAATTGGCATTGATGAGAATATAGAAAGATTGGAAGAAAAATCAAGAAACGGAGAATTGAGAAAATTACCGGCCGAGGAATACAAAGTGGAGAATGAACTTTTAAAAATGCAAATAGATTATTTAAAATATTTGAAAGAATTGCCGGACCTAATTTCCGATTCAATGGGCAACCCGGACAATTCAATTCCCGATTATGATCCTTATGCTCATTAAGGATTTAATTCTGGATTCAAGGAAAGCGATTTCCGTCCAGAATTAAGTCCTTAAGGGGCTTAACATTTCCGTCCGCTTGAAAGGTTTATTCGCCATTTACCCTTTTAGCGAGGAAAACAAAAATTATGGCAGAAACAGAAGAAGAAAAGGATACCGACCAAGATCTTGATAAAAATGAAGACTTGGGCGAGGAAGACGAGGATAAGTCTTCACATCAAAAAGAGTCCGATACCGAAGATGAAGAAGATAGCGGCAATGATAAAGACGAGGAAAAAGTCCCCGTTCGCAAATCAGCCAACGCTTCTTTTATTATTCAACGCCAGAAAAAGACCATTGACAATTTAAGAAAAGGGAAAAAAGAGGAAGACAAAGAGAATGACGATGGTGAAGAAGACTTGACGCCGGAATCAAGGAATTTAGTCACTCGCGAAATCGAAAAACATCTCGCGCCGATTAAGAACACTTTGGCAAGCCGGGCCGATGAAGAGGAACTTAACAATCTTTTTGATAATGAGCCTGAAGCCAAAACTTACGAAAAGACAATCAGGCTTTATATGAAAAGCGAGCATTATAAGAGCGTTCCACCATCAGTCATTTACCACCATTTAGCTTTCGGCGAGGCCGAAAACTCCGGAGCGAATAAAAAAAGAATTGCCGAAAAGGAGGGAAAGATGTCCAGAACAAGAGGCAATCAAAAAAGACCCACCAAAACCTTGAAAGGAAATATGCCTTCTCCCGAAGAAATAGAGGATATGGATGAAAAAGAATTTGAGGCGCTCCAAAACGATGTCCGTCAAGGTAAGTATTTATCAAGAGACGAGGAATAAGTCGCAAGTATTCCTCAAAATTAACAACCTAAAAAAATGGCAAATACAACAACTACAGAAGTATCCCATGCAGTAAATAATTACTATGACCGATCATTATTGAAAGCCTCCCGTCCTTTGCTTCTCCACACAAAGTGGGCGCAAGTAAGGGATATTCCTCGCAACAATACCAATATCATAAAATTCAGAAAATATACTCTTTTAACAGCCAATACC